TCATATCAACAAATGTTTCCGGTAAATCATTATACTGACCTTTTGGAACTGCCCCGTGGTCGTTCATAGAACCTCTTTCTCTTAATGGTGGTAAACCCTCTAAATCACAATAATCCCATTGTAGTTCTCCCTCAACACCTTCTACTTCTACCATAGGTTTAGATTTATTTAATCCGTATAATTGTGTTAGTGGAAACTTCATTTTTGTCCTATAAATTTTACTAATGTTTGAAATTTAGTTTGTAACCAAGTTTCTAAATTTGGAAGTGCTGAATACATTTTATCTTCTATGAACATTTTTTTAAATGTTTCTTTTTGTAATTTAGGAACTGGTTCTCTTACTTTGTCTATGGTTTTTGTTTTGGCTGATGCTGATATATTTACATTGTGTAATTGCATTAAATCAAAGTTTCGTTCCATAGTTTCTCTATGTTCTTCTAACTCACTTGATTCTTTTATTGCATCATCAACCGAAAATTGTTTTTCTTCTTGTAAAAATGGTAGTTTTTTAATTACGGTTTTTAATCCATAACCACGAACTCCATCAATGTTATCAGATTTATCTCCGTCAAATATTCTATACATTAATAAATTGTGTGAAGGAATACCATATTCTTCCATTACTTGTTCTGGTTTGTATAGTTTTTTCTTTGTTGGCGACCATACTGAAATTCTGTCATCAACTAATTGTAAAAAATCTTTATCTGATGACATTATCGTTACTTTACTATCAGTTAAAACTTGTTTGGATGCGTATGCAATAATATCATCGGCTTCCACATTGTCTATTGATAGTAAAGTAATCGGTAAATGTTCTAAGTAATCAATCGTTCTTCTGATTTGTCGTATCATATTTTCGCGTTCGTGTTCAATATTATCAAACCCATACGCTCTGTTTAACCGAATATTAGTTTTTCTTTTGGCTTTATATTCTGGATATAATTTACGACGGCGACTTGACCCACCCTTTCCATCAAAAACTATGATGCAACGAGTAGGTCTAAACATATTGATTGTGTAACCTATTGATTTCAGAAAACCAACTATTCCACCAATGTGTGTCCCATCATCATTAGTAGTTGGTATAACACTAAACACTCTAATGAAAGTATTTAGGCCATCTATTATCAACACATTTTCATTTGGATTATCTCCAAGTTCCGAGCCGCCTTGTTCTTTAATTTCATTAAGAATCGATAAATACTTAGATTTATTCATCTCCAATGACTTCTCCTGTATATTCTATATCATCAATACCCACATTGCCTTTTTGGTATTCTAAAATACATTTTTCACAAATTTGTTTGTAAAGATGATTACGAAGTCCGTCATTAGTTTCCATTAACTCTTTGAAGTCTTTTGATTGGAATTTATATTCTTTTTTGCGGTATTCTAATGTATACCAAGCACCACCTGATTTAACAAGTTTATGCTCTTTCATTACATTTAACCAACCACCATAATTATCAATTCCGGAATCAAAATACATATCGTAGTCTGCGTGTCTCAAAGGTGGGCCTAATCTGTTTTTAATGATTTGAGCTCTACACTTCATACCTAAGATATTCTTTTTCTTACTATCTTTGATTTGACCCATATTTTTTAATCTAACACGGGTTGAAGCGTGAAATGGTAATGCTTTACCACCACTCGTAGTCCACGGGTCTCCAAACATCACACCTAATTTTTGTCTTAATTGATTTGTAAAGACAAGTGCTACTTTTTGACGACCAATCATTTGAGTTATCTTACGAAGTGCTTTTGAGATAACGATTGCTTTTGTAGTCGCATATCCGTCTTTTTCAAAGTCTGCTTCTATTTCAACTTTTGTTGATGTAGCCGCTAGTGAGTCTACCAAGATAGTTACTAATCTATCTTTGTCTGATTCACGAACTTTGGTAATGATATCTTCAATGGCTTCAAATATATCCTCAACACACTCAAAGTGTAGATATAATAGTTTACTAACATCAACACCAATAGCTTGTAAAAACTCTCTACTAACTGATGTTTCTGTATCCATATAAACTGCAATACCACCTTGTTTTTGAGTTTCTGCTAATATGTGAGATGCAAGTAATGATTTACCACTTGATTCTAATCCATTGATTTCTGTGATTCTACCAACTGCAATACCTCCGTCTTCACGATTAGAGATTGCTAAATCTAACATTGAAGAACCCGTAGATACGAAATCTTTAATGTCTGTTGGTGTATCATCACTTCCGTCTAGGAAATACGCTACTTTGTTGTCTTTGAACTTTTTGTTCAGGTTATCGGCTATGACATTAGCCAAATCGTCTTTTACTGACATTTTCTACTCCTTAATTGTTGAATAAATCGTCGAATTGTTGACTAGCATCTTGAACTTTTGAAGCTGATTCTTTTTTAGCTTTGTCTTCTGCTAGTTTTTGGTCAAATTCATTTACTGGTTTTTGTGATTCTTCTGTTGAAGTTTCTGTTGTTTCTTCATCAGGATTTAACCACTCGTTCAAGACATTTGTCAATTCTTCATATGACAACTCTTGATAGATATCAGTAATTTCTTTTTGAGTATCTTTAATTCGTTCCAATATATTAGAGTCCTCAGTTATCGGTGTTTGATTAGGTTTAACACGAATTGAAGTTGAAGGAAATGATGCTCCTGTTTCTTCAGCAGTTTTAAACTCTAATGTAATATCACGACCATTTTTCGGGTCTGTAATGTCTCCGTAATCTGGGTCAGCTATGATTGAAAGAAGTTCTTGATAAACTGTCTTTCCAAATCCCCAAAACTTAACTCCTTCAGATTCTTCACCACGAACAATAACAGGTGCAAAAGTTCTCATCTTGGCTTCTAATTTTCTACCAAGATTGTAGTCATCTTTACTACCGGTTGTTTTTAGTCTTTGTGAAAATTCTTCAATCGGGTCTGGTCTACCGAAACTGATTGGTGAAAGATAGTTCTTACCACCTAAATTATAGTGAAAAAATAATTCTATAAATGGTGTATCTGGATTGAATTTGTAAGGAACTACTCTAACTTGTTGTTTTCCTGGTTGCGGTTTCCAAAGATTTGAAGTTCTTGTGTTGGTTGATTGTAACTGGTTTAACCTTTTTTTGATTGCGTTAATATCCATTTTGTTTCTCCTATTAATTAATTGTTAATTGTTTAATTGTTAATCAGTAATAAATATAAAGAAGTTTTGGAAAATACCAAGCTTTTTTACCAATCTTTAACATTTATTATTTTGAATATTTTTGTAGGGATAATATTCAACCCTTCTTCATTTGTCAATAGTAAATTGTTTTGATAGTTTTCCCACGGGATTGGAAATGACTTATCCAATACTCCATTGTTTAAACTTCTAATTGTTTCGTTTAATGCATTAATCGTGTATAATGTGTTGGATTGTTTTTTTCTATGTAAAGAGATTGTTCCGGATATGGCTTCATCTCCGTCATAATAATCTTCAACCATTTCTATATTGTAAGTGCAAATTAATTGTCCTGCATCGTCTTCGTTTTGAAATACATAAATTTTATCAAATAAAATAGTATAAGAATCTATAATGGAATCAACAACAAGATTTAACTTACTATGTGTTGTAAAGGTGCATAATAATTGAGTTTTCATTCTTCCATTGACCTTTCGAATGCATTTTTTTGTGCTTTTGGCCATTTACTTACATCTAATCCAAATTTTAGTGCATTAGCCATAAAAGTAGTTTGTGCCATTTCTAAAGTTGGTGATACACCAATACCTCTTGTCCTTGACTTAATTGTAAATAGTGGATATTCTTGTGGTGGTGGCCCCTCGTGTTTAATTTTAATCACACCATCTTTGGCTCCGTCTTTATAATCTATTTGAATTTGTGATTTTATCTTGTCTTTCACTTGTTTTCTTAATTCATCTGTTGGGTTTTTTCTGTATTCTGATAATAATTGTTCAACTTCTCCACCAAACATTTTTATAATTGATTCCTCGTTTAATTGACTTGGTTCTGGTTGTGTTCCGTAAATTGTAATAAAACTATCTAAATTCATATCTTTATCCATACCTAGTATTTGGTCAATATGAATTCCTTTTATAACATCTTCTTTCACAGCATTTTCAATTTCTGAACTATCACCAATCGCTCCCAAGAGTCTTTGTGTATGTCTAGTGTCTGTGTCTCTCATATTTTGATAAACTTCTGGATTGGTTTTTTTATACTCAGGTGAATTTGCTATTCTTGCTAAAACTTTTATATCATTACCTGTTCTTTTACCACTTCTACCAGCAACTCTTTCAAAAAAATCATCATCTAAACGACTTAAATATTTATCAGAGATACCTAGTGATTTTCTATACTCTGGGTCATTTTTGATTTTTTCAATAATATTTTTAACATTATCATCATCTTTCATTTTATCAACGGCTTCAACAATTGATTTATTTAAATCTTTTGTATAGTTTTCTATACTTGTTTTATCTTTAAATTCATTGATTTCTTTTTCAGATACCCCATAATTTTTTAAATCGTCATATAAATTGTCCATTGTTTCTTTATAACCACCATTTCTAATAAAAACTTTACCATCTTTTTTTAATGATATACCGACTCTTTTTCCGTCTTTTAATTTTATAAACATATCAGAAGAAGTTCCGTGTTCTTCAGCATTAATTAACTTTTTACCGTTTGGCGTGTCCCATACTATCTCGTCAATATTATCTAATCCAAAAGTTTGCTCTATTGATTTTGTAGCTGACAATGCAGCTTTCACCCAACTCTTATTTAAATAAGTGTCCTTTTGATTTGCAATAGACATTAAATATTCTTCAATTTCTTCATATGATTTACCCTCTTTTAACATTCTTAGTGCTTTGTGAGTAGCTGCTTCTCCTGCTCTTGATTCATTTGTTCCTGCACCAACACCCTTTTCTGTTGGGTCTGTTGTTTTTCTTGTTAGTGCATTATCAGTTACTTGGTGGTCGTTGTTTCTTAAATTGTCTGGTTCTGTTTCTGCTGGTTTACTAAAAACATTTGGACCTGTTTTTGTTTGTTTATCACCAACTTTTATTAACTTTCCGTCTTTTGTTTGGTGTGTTGCTGGTTTTTTACCAGTTTTACTATAATAACCACCACCCAAATGTTTTAATCCTTTTTCAGAAGCTTCTGATTCAGTTATATTGCTCATAACTTCTAAAATAACTTTTGTTGGTAGTTTCATATCTTTTAAAACTTCACTCAACACAATCATATGTTTTGGATTGTGTAGATTAATCATTCCGTCATCTAAACGAAAAGACCATTCTATTAATATTTTTTTAATTAAATCGTTCATTAATAACCTACTCCGATTGAACCTGCGTGAGAACTTAAATCGTTCATATGAGCTTTATTATAATACTCCATATACTCTTGATTAAATTTTCTACTATAATTTACTTTTTTAACCGGTAAATTACTTCCTAATGCAACAAAGATAGTTAATTTATCATCTCCGTCCAACATAAATAATTTACCTGTTTTATCTTTTACCACAAGTGGTGGTGTAAACTTTTTTGGTGGAACTGATTTTATTCCGTCATAAATTTCTTTGTAATTAAATCTTTCTTGTCCGA